TTAAAAAGATGAACAAATCCATCCCAATACTTACTCCGATATTGAGGCATGAATTTTTTATTAGGAACCTCAAAAGTAAATCGGTCTCTTAACTCATATTCAATATGAGGTTCCGTTGTAATCTTCAGGTAAATCTCATTTACCTTTTGAATCGTCAAATCAGCCATACATATAGGTTCTCACCTACACGTATTTATTACATATTTCTAAATCTATCTTCCAATATAATTCTGTAAAAATGATCTCTCATTGAAATTAAATCTTCTTGCTCTTCTGGTTTTCCTCCAGACCATTTTTGAACTGCTTGGGACAGACCGGTATGAATGATACGGACGGCTTCAATCGGTAATTCTAAATTATAATATTCCTCTTCCATCACCCTAAACCTGAAGAAAATCTCATAAACTCAATTGCATTCTTAATATGATAAGTTCTTTGAGATATCATCTTTAGAATTTCTTCCAGATAGTTTTGCATCGTGATATAATAATCAATCTTCAACGAAATTCCTGAGAGTTTAGTATCTGCATCCAGATACTTTTCCATAGCTGACTTATCCCTAACCTTCTTTGGAAAGGGGTCTTTGACATAGACTTCTGGGTCTGCTTTTCCGGAGTAGTATTCATATCTTTCATGTCTTATATTCTTTTTTTGTTGTTCTGCCTTTTTTCTTAAAAGATTTATGTTATTGTAAAGATCAAAATACTTGGAATGTAGAACTGGAATATTCAAAGATTCTGTATGTAAATTATCAGGATCAATATTCGAATCCTTTTCCCACATCTTTTGAATCGTATCAAGATCAATCATTAGCAACAAGAAGTAATTTCATCTATATTGTAGATAGTATACTTGAAAGATACCACAGCTGTAAAGTATTCTACATTAGTTTGTGTTGCGTCAAACTCAAGAGTAGAAAGACGATATGGGAAAAGATTCTGAAACTTAACCTTAAATTTAGGTTGATTCGATGAATCGAGAACAGTTAAAGTACCATCAGAATATAAATTTAATTGTTCTGTATTTTCACTTCTGGATTTAATTGGTGTATTTTCTCTTTGAAATTCATAAATTTGTTGAAGACTTTCTGGAAATCCAATTCCACGAATCCAGTTTTGAATCTCCATATAGTTTTCAAGACCTTCATCAACTAAGAAACTAAAGGTCAAATCTTCAAATTCAATAATTTCACCTGGCAAAGGTATTGGTGTCAGATAATTTGGTTGAATAGCAACACCCAAATCCAATGAAGGAATATTTACAGACTTACCGAAAAAAGATATCTTTGGTGCTCTATTGACTTGAAACCTAAAACCTGTTGGTTGTAAAAAGTTTCTATTTTCAATTTGTGTAGCTACAGGCTTTTGTAATGCCATTGAATCAATTATTTTTAGTTATTTATAGATGGGCATAAAAAAGGAGACCCGAAGGTCTCCAGTGAAAATGTGAACAATCTTCACATTAAATTTTTGACCGCAACACGTCTGTAGTAACGGTTGGAGTTAACACGGAGTCTACCGAGTCCCTGAGTGGTTCCTTCAGCGAATGGGTTAGCGACCAAACCGTAACGGGTCTTGAAGCCAATCTTGGGCTGGAAGGTGTTCTCACCGACGGCACGAACCATCTGGAGAGGAACATAAGGACAATAGAACAGACCTGCGTCATAAGGTGAAGAACCCTTATAACCAACAACGTAGTACTGATTACCAGAGTTGGAAGCCGAGTTGGCTGCACTCAGGTTAGCTGCGTATGGGTCAATATAAACACGGAACTTACCGTTGATTGTACCGGCGAAGGTGTTACCTGCGTCGTCAACATTCAGGTTAGCGTTCAGTGCTGGGGTGTAATCGAGGATACCAGCCATGGTCAGAGCGGAAGCAACATCTGCGGAACACAGAACCATGTTGCCCTTTCCACGACGAGTTCTTTGTGCGATCGCGTTAGCGTCTCTCTCGATTTGGAAAAGAAGTCCTTTGAACTTCTCAACAGACCAACGACCGTTGGAGTCAACGTCAAGGTCAAATACACCAGCAGTAGCGGTGTTAGAAACAGCACCCTGTTCAGCAACCTTATAGATGGTTCTGATAACCTCACGGTTGATTTCAGCCAGAATCTCAGTTGACAGGATGTTTGCCAACTCAGCTTCAGCGTTCAGACCGTGGATTGCCTTAAGGTCTTGTGCCAGTTCCAAGGAGTACTCAGCCTTGAGTGCTCTTGACTTAGCGGTGACAGTAACTTTCTCAATCGAGAAAGCCATCTGGTTGAAGTGGTCGTTAGTACCTACACCCAGATTTTCAGCGTCACCAGTAACCATACCCTGACCAACGTCATAGGCGGTTGAGGTAGCAGTACCAACAGGGTTAAGAACTGAAGGGTTAGTACCAGACTGAGCAGTTGTACCCAGACCAGCGGTAACGTCAGAGAAACCTGCGGTAAGGTTGAATCCATCGTCCTGACCAGAGAACGCGGAATCAGCTTCATTATAGAATGCTTCGTCTCCAGACTGATTTTCATATCTGGATCTCATTGCGAAGATCAGTCCAGTAGGACCGTTCATTGGTTGGACACCTGCCAGGTCATATGCAACCAGGTTAGGCATCGCACGTCTGATCAAGGAGATCAGTACGGGATCGAAACCTGCGGTAGGACCAGCAGCTTCCGAACCACCACCAAATCCACCGGAAGCACCAGCGGCGTTACCGGAGTTGGTTGGGGTTTCCATCAGGTTGATACCTGACTGGAATGCTTGCTCCTCACGGAGGAATTTTTCTTGGTTTTCGAGCAGGACAGCGGTGACAGATCTACGATGAGAATCTTTGATTGGATCAAGACCCTCGTAATCGAGGAGAGGACTCCACTTTTCCTGCAGATGTTCGGATTGGAACATTTGCTTTACCTCTTAAAAGTTTAGTGGTTTGTTTGAATTAATGTTAAATTCACTTCTTGAATGCACCTAAGGTTCTCAGATACGCATCCATGCCGGTAGAAACAGGAGCTGGAGTAGAATCTACTCCTTCTGAGAGTGTTTGTGGTGCTTCAGACTTATTTGCGGGAGTTCTGGAGAAGTATGACTCCTTCAGAGTTTCCAGCTTTTCACGATATTCTTCTTCACTTTCAAACTCAACACTTTCGGCAAGTGAAGCGAGCTTCTCTTTCTGTGTCTCTGCGAGACCTTCAGAAATCTGATCTAAGATATTGTCTGCAACAGACTCAGCGAGTCTCTTGTTCAGTCCAATATTCTTCTCAATCTGCTCGTTGAGTTTTGTCTCCATATCATCAAGTTTTTCTACCATGCTCTCAACTACATCATATTTCTCTTCAGGGATTGTTACATAATGTTCTTCAAAAAGACCCTTCATTCCTGAAAGGAATGATTCGGTCATTTCGGTCTTAAGACCATGTTCTACAGCTAACTCATTCTCGGTCATCCATTCTTCACAGACGTATTCGAGATATGCGTCAACTCTTTCGGTCAAAGACTCTTTAAGTCCCTCTTTTGCTTCGTCCAGTTTTTCTTCGTACTGAACTTCAAGAGTTTCTTGGATTTCTTTGATTTTAGAATTCAGAGCCGCTTCAAAAATAATCTTAGCCTTTTCTCTGAACTCTTCGGAGAGTTCTTCACCACCAAGAAGTGCGTTAACATCTTCTTCAATATCGATAGACTCTTCAACTTCAGATTCAGTTTCGAGAGTTTCCTCTTCGATAACTTCTTCTTCGGTTTCAGTTTCTTCTTTGGTAGTCTTCATTGGTTCAGCTGGCTTAGCTCCACGATTCACAACGTCCTTAACGGTCTTAATCTTAGGCTCATTAAGTTTTGCTGAATCATCATCAGGTCTATAGTTTTCAGGTGTTGGTCCACCCAAATCTTCATAAGAACCTGATTGACCAGGTGTTACGTTATCGACGTGCTGCATTGGCTCAGCTGGTTTTGCGTTCGCGTTCACAGCAGTTTTAGATTGCTCCATTTCTTGTAAATCTCCACGAGACATTTGAAGTTACTCCGATTAACCTATTTTAATCTATATTTATTTATAAATTGTGTATTTTACTATAATTAAAGATTATTTAAAAAGTCATTAAATAAATCAAGTTTCTGTTCATCAAGTTGTTTTTGAGTGACAAGAGTGTTAATATGTTTGTAAGTCTTCTTAGCCAGTTGTTCTCTCAGAATTCCTCCTTCCCATATCCACTCTTTACCTTCCATAATTCCTTCAACAAATGCATCAGGAGCAGAAGGATCAGCTACGATATCAGCTGCTGTTGACAACATAAAATCATCACCAACAATATTGACACCCTCTCTTGTGGCTCTCAATGATCCAATACCTCTTGATGAAACACCAAGTTTTACACCCTCTGAAATAAGTGATTCTGCAATCTTACCCATAGGTGTATTGAGAATCTTTGCCTTTCCGATAAAATTGTTTCCACTTTCTTTCAGTGAAACAATTTTATGAGAAACTCTGTCGAGATTAACAGTAGGTCCATCAGGATGACCAAGTTCTCCTAAAGCTCTTCCCGACTGAATATGATTTTCGTTGTATCTTTGAACTTCCTTACGGAGAGTACTCATTGGATACATACGACCATTTCTATTTTGAAGGTCTCCTTGAAGAAAGATACCCTCAATAAACATGGACTTTTTACCGTTGTTTTCTTCTATAATGAAGTCAACGGTTTCGATTTCTTCTCTGATGAGTTTCATTGGTTTTCTCAGGAATCTTGGACTTGTTGAATGAATGCTGTGCCAGTTCCAGAATTTGTTTTAACTGCCACTTTAATAGACTTTCTCAGTTCCGCATAAGGTGCATTGAATGCGGTTGCAACTCCAGAAGAATTGTAATTAATTGTCACTCTAGTATTAAAATATCCACCAACATTCGAAGTGGTATTGATATCCGAAAGAATTTGGTGGGTAAAATCATAGTAAGATTGACCATTCACCGTCAAAGTAACCGCATCACCAATATCAAATGGACAACCAGTTCCTTCTGGAAAATCAATAGTTGTGGTAGAACCAGTAGTAATACCAACAACTCTTTGTGAGGTGATAGGTCCTATGGTAATTACATCACTCTCATTTGACGAAACATAATAATGAGTAGCAGCTGCTGTTGGATTTGTTCCAATAGCAACATGAACTCCAGCTCCCTCTGCTACAACTCTGAGTGCATCAGATTGTTGGGATATTGCAGAAGACTGTGTTGAAACACCACTTGTAGCTATAACTTGGTTGTCACCAACTGGTTTGAGTGCGGCCATTATTCTAAATTATACAATAGTCTTATAGTATCTATTTATTATTCTTCTTCAGTTCCCTGTTCGAAATCTGTTTCTTGATCAGATTCTACATCACTGTCGAAAATTGAATTTGCAACTTGAGGTCTAATCGCTTCAATTTTTTCAGCTGATTTTGAGAAAAGAATATCTTTAATTTTATCACTGATTTGTGAAGGAGA